CACGGAAGAAGCTATCGAAGATAACCTCTACGATAGATTAGCTTCTAGATACACAAAAGCATTAGCGAGATCTATGAGTAATGCTAAACAGGTAAAAGCAGTTGAGCCTTTGCTTAACGGTTTACCGTCAATCAACACTTTCAAAGGTGGTGATGGCGTGAGCTTGTTTAACACATCTCACCCTACAGTAGCGGGTACTTTTAAAAATACCCTATCTACTCAGGCAGACCTTAACGAAACATCATTAGAGCAGTCAATGATTGACATTGCTAAAATGACAGACGAAAGAGGTTTGAGAGTTGCAGCAAGAGGAGTAAAAATGATTATTCCTTCTGAGCTTCAGTTTACAGCAGAGAGATTGATGAAATCTCAAGGCAGAACTGGAACAGCTGACAATGATATCAACGCAATCGTATCTATGGGTATGGTTCCGCAAGGATACAGAATCAATAACTACTTAACTGATTCTGATGCGTTCTACATCATTACAGACGTACCTAACGGTATGAAAATGTTCACAAGAGCTCCATTAACAACT